CTGGGCGTGTCGTATTGGATACATACAATTGCGTGATCGCCGAGCCCGTCAAAGAGTTGGCTTCGATGTTCCCGCTTGAGATGGGTGGCGCGGTCGAGGTCGAGTAGCGATAGTCGTAGAGACTCGTCGACTGGCCAGCGGGACCTTGAGGTCCGGTAGGTCCGGTGGGGCCGGCAGCTCCGGTAGGACCCTGCGCACCTTGGGAGCCTGTTGGACCTTGTGGACCCGTGGAGCCCGTTGGGCCAGATGGCCCGATGTCGCCCTTTAGTTGAGGACTAGCAGCTACGAACTGCTTGGAGTTACCGTCATCGTAGTAGACGTACAGGGCACCATCGGGGTCGTTACGCCACCACAACTGGCCAACTACCGGCGACGCTGGCGGGGTCGGGCCGACCCACGTAGCTGCGCCGCCGCTGCCACCAGTGGGATTAGCCCATATAGTATCGTAGTTGGTGCCGGTATTCTTGGTGAGGACCTGACCCGCTGTACCGCCGCTAGGTACACCTTGCCCCGGCGGACCGGCTGGTCCTGTCGGTCCAGGTGGACCCTGACCAGCGGGGCCAGGAGGTCCCTGCGGGCCTGGCGTGCCGGGTCGTAGCCGGTTGACAAGATCGTTGGCCCACACCACCACGTCTTGGGCGCGGCTGAGCCGGGGATAAATGTTGCTGTATCCGTCCGTACCCATTACGGCTTGAACCCGGGTGGCTGCTCGAGCGCTTGATACGGGCCGCCAGGCCGGAATTCTTCGATGAATCCCTGCCAGCGGAACACCGGCTTAGCCGAAGTTTGACGTATACGGAACCGCATTACGTTACCAGTTACTTTCCAATCAGCGAGGCCGAAACCGTATATGTTAGGAATCAACACGAATGTTTGCCACGTCCGGCCGTGATCAATCGAAACTGCCAACTCGAACGTGTCAGGATCGTTGTTGTACATATAGATCAGGAGAAGGCGTTCGCAGGTACGCATGATCATCGGGCCGACTGGATCAGTAACTCCTATGGGGTTGTTCGACTGATTAGAATAGTAGTCCTTTGTCTCAACGAAGCTGTCGATCAGTTCTCCAGTATTATAACCCACGATGTCCTTGCCGACCGTGATAGTAGAGAAATCCGATAGTCCAACGACCAGGCGACTCGTACCTCGAGCATTCATCGACTGCCACGTTGTTCTGCCCCAGTCAGCCCACACTCCTACAGCGGCTCCCCACGAGTTCGGAGTAACGTTAAACTCGGCATCCCCGATCGCAGCAATGTTAGGAAACGAATCTATCATCCACCGGCCCTGCAGGAAATCGTACACGTAGACGTACGTACCACCTAACCAAAGCCAGTACTCATTGGCAGCGGGATAGACTTTCCCAAAGTAGATGTCCCGGCTGCCGACCATATCTACGATGTTCTCGAACGATTTGTATAGCGGATCTCCTATCGACTGAAGCTGAGAGCTGTTCCACATCCAGACGTTAGCGTCGTTGCCAAGGAAGAACAGACCTATCCCGTTGCAGTCCACAGTATGAGGGAAGATCGTGCCGACATTCGAGGTTCGCTGCTCCACCGAAAAGACCGGCGTCGTGGTACCCGTAGGTACCAGGTCAGTTATACTGTGCTCGCGTAACACGGCCAGCCGGTTAGCCAACACTTTCATGCCCTGGATCGGTTCCTGTTCCGGCTCATAGAGATCAGTGAATCCTGAGCCGGTGCCGGTCCAGTTAGTGTAATCACCGTTCACGGAATAGCGCAGCCGGTTAGACCAGGATTTACCGCCCTCACCGACGTTCCCACATATCAGCCGATTGTTGAAGTATGCGACAAACTTAGCATCGCTGCACGGTATGTTTGGAACTTTCTCGATGAGATTCGTGCTACCCTTCCATAAGAAGACACCGCCGTTGCGACGGGTGAAGAAGAAGATATCCTCACCTACCGTCCAGCTCCAGCGGCCTTGACCTGTTAGCGCGACGCCGCCAACCTCGATCCATTGCTGAACGTCGCCCGGTGCGTTGTTGCCCCACTTGTAGAATTTCTGGTCCGTTATCAGAATGAGCCATTTGGTGTTGTCATCCACCGAGTAGCGTGCGATTGTCTGGATGTAGCTATCAAGGGGACCAGTTAGTGCGGCCCTCCCGGGACCGGGACGTATCTCATTGAACCGGAAGCGCACATTCAGCAAGTTGGGCGACTCGCCTTCCTGTATCGCTTCCGCTGGCGCACCGTTGTTCATGCCCCCTATGGGCATGGCGCGGCGTGCGTACTGCATCGGCATTAGGACGTTCTCCCGAACAGTGCATATCCGAATCGCGGGCTAGCACCCAACGCTGTCGGGGCAATAGTTAAGTTAGCATTGCCAGACGCATTGGTGACAACCGCTCGTAACGGGTTTCCCCATCTAGAGTCCACCACCGTGTTGACATTAAGGAATTGCACATTCTGGCTGTACGCCTGTACCAGCGGATACCACGTAGTACCGGTGTACTGCTGAATAGCTAGAATGGCTCCGTATCCACCGATTCCGGTAGTGAACTCGATATATGCGCTGACCATTCCAATCGAATTATCGGGCTGTATGATTTGGTGATACGAAATACTAGCGAAGCCTCCCGGATCGTCTATAACGTAGTCAAACGGAATCTCAACCGGTACACCGCTACTACCTATCACAAAGCCGGTAGAGTGCCACAGAATGGTAGCCTGTGCTAACCTATCACCTACACCGAACCATGCAGACCCATTATCGTATTGATTTTCCTTTCGATCTGTGTTGAAGTACAGGCGGCCAGCTCGGCCAGCCGCCGGCCGGGCAGCAGTAGTTCCCGAAGGGAATTTATGTACCCCATCTAGATAGTGCTCGAGTCCGACCGACTGCTTGGTAGCCGATCGAGTCAGCCGAATGGCGTCGTCGCCCAGGGATACGGGGTCAGTATCCTTTGGGCTAAATTCGTCCAGGGTATCCAGACCCATACTCTACCCCTATAGTAGCCTCGCTGTCGGCGTCGTCCATCTGGAACGCGTCGAACCGGCGGGCTAGTTGCATCTCGGTTAGTTGCTTTTGGGCTTGCGCTTTATCCCATTGCTCGAGGGCTTCCCAGCCCTTTGTCACCGCCATTGTAACGAGAACCTCATCCCACTCCCTAGTCAGCATGTGGGTGCCACCCTGTATAAGTTCGGGCGGCCGGATCCGATACCGGGTGGTCATATTGTAATCCATATCGGGGGTCGGATAGATCTCGATTTGATCCTGGAAGCGGGTATACCGTTCGGGTATCCCGTCAATTCGCCACGTACGATCGAACTCGGATGGATCCTTCCTCTTGAGCTTGGTCTGATATACCTCATTCCGAATGTCTAGGATGAACCAAAGGTTCGGGGTTGATGTGGATATCTGATAGATGTATATACCCTGCCCGGCTACCCATGAATAGCTCATATCTATCTGGAAGAACGTGAACCTCGGAGTCATCAGTAGCTCGAAGTACGCATCGTTCAGCCAAGTGATGATCCGTGTGGCGATGTCCGACCGGTTCCCCAGTCGCCAGGACATCTCCTGCAATATCCCATTCACATCCATGCCGGTTATCCCTGTGGCGCGTCGGGATCGTCGGGGATGCTAGGATCCTTACCCTGATCCGGTACGCGCTGCTGAGTGGGGTTAGGCCTATCCGTGTCGGGCAGCCGTAGGCCCTCGAAGTAGTCACTGTGAGCCAAACTATCGGCACACTCTATATCAACCAGTACGCCAAACTTGTAGTGGCGCATTGCCTGGGTCTGCGGGAAATCGAGCCCGCAGATCGCACACTCGAACCAAGATGATTTAGTCCGTTTGGCGTACTGACTCATATAGGTGGATCCTATGAGTTTTCAGGATATGAAATCTATTTCTTGACCTTGGCCGGTAAACCCTTGGTTTTGGTGCCGGCAAAGTCCTTGAGCTGCTGAGTGCTCATACCTGTCTTGGTTTTCTGACCCATCATCTTGCGATGAAGGTCAGCTCCCATCATTCGCTGCTGGGCCTTTGATTTGGCCGGCATGTTACACCTTCTTCAAGCGTGGGTTCGCCTTCTTTGCGGCGGCCGACGCTCCACGAGATGAAGCTGCTAGGATAGCTCCAGCTCGCTCCTGAGAAACGCCTTGCTGCTTCGCGATCTTTGATTGAACCTTCTTGAATCCCGGATGCTTTTGTGCCATCACATCACCTATCCCATTGGGAGTCCCTGTTCGATGCGCTCCTGCATTATTAAAGTTCCACCACCTCCGGTGGTCGTGAACTTGTACCACGGAGAAACAGGCAACTTTGTTGGATCGATAGTTGTTACGTTACCAGCGGTAATGGTTTGAGCTTGTGGCGTCGACCACGGGCCTACTCGATCTATGCCGCCCGCCGCGACCACCGTGCCGGCGGCCATGTAGATCGACACGGGGATCGCGGAGCGACCATCGACGATCGTATCGCCGCTGGTGGTCATCTTGATTCTATACTGGTGAAGCATATCTCACCTCACGTCGTCACGTAGGTCCACCAGTTGGCGGCCGTATCGAACTTCGGGGTTCCGGTAGCGTCGATATACAACGCGATAGCCGTTGCGTGATCACCGGAAGCGAGGATCAGCGCTGCGCTCTTGCCGCCCGATGCAACGACAAGACCCTCATTGTCGTCATCGTTGCCGAATACCGTGCGACCATCTCGCCGGTTGCCAAGGGATCCGCTACCCGCGGGCGCTGCTGTTATGACGACCTTGTTGGTAGGATCACCAGCGATCCACGCGTTCTCATCACCATAGCACAGGAACCGGCCGGTATCGGTTAGATATATGTAGCGGATATTAGATGCACTGCTATACATCAGGCCGAGGGCCGGCAGATTCTGATCGTTTGTTACCAGCGGAGTGCCACAGATCTTAACGCTCGAGGACTGTCGATTCGATCCTAGAGTCGTGATTCCTCGCATCCGTTCGGGATTGAACGGAGCGCCCTGGGGGATCGCGGCGCCGGTTAGTGCTACGCCTGTTGCCGGCGCGGTCGTTGCTTCTGTGACTCCTCCCATGCGAGGTGTTAGCGAGGTGGTGCCGTCCAGGTAGATGAAGAGTTCGTGGGGAGGACTGGATGAAGGGGCGTTAGGGCTATTACCGCCCCGGCGCCCCAGCACCAACACCCCGCAGGTATTCAGCTTGGACTGAATCAGAAGCGCACAAGGATTCCTTTCAGTCCCAAGCGTGTTTACCTTGCGAGGATACTTGATCATCACACACCTCCAGATGACCCATAGAGGTTCCTCCACTCCGAGCAGCCGGCGCTGATGCGCTGCGTGCACTTGAACTTGGCATCGCCAGTATCGAAGTCGTCGCCGTTCTGTAGGGTGATTTCACGGCGATTGAACATGACCAGGCTGTCGGAGTCCTTGGGGCCAATTACCCACCAGGCATCCGTATCGGTCAAGTAGCGGGACCAGATCGGGGTCAACCGGCCCTTGAGGGGGTTGACTTCGTTGTTCGCCGTGAATGGCCTGTACTCGGACTCGAGCAGCTCAGTCACGAGGAACAAATCCGATGGATGGAACAGAAGCGTTGTCGGCTCGATGTCGATGGGCAGCCGCTGATCGTCGACCATCGTGTTGAAGTTCAGGATCGCAGCCTCCAAGGCCGCGTAGCTGATGTCGACGTCGTTCGTGGGCCGGTTCGCGAGAGTGCCACCGCCGAGCAGATTGTGCGTGGTGCCGACCAGGGGCTGCAACACGCCCTTCTTCGGATAGCCATACTCGGTGGTGAAGGAGTTGTTGAGGATGTTGAAGCAGACGACCTCGCGGGCTACCAGTGCTGAACGCTTCAGCGCTCGGCTGTTCTTGCTGATAACCGCATACAAATCATCTTCGAGCATCTCCTCGGTGGCTCGGAATCCGAGACCGAAGGTGAGGTGAGTGAAACGCTTCGGCTCGCCCTGGATCATGTCCTGATAGATCACGGGGCTGCCTTGAACCTTCTGAGGCTGAACTCCCAGCGCGGCCACCTCGAGATTCTCTTCCCATGCGCGCTTAGAGGTTTCGACCGTGAAGATACGCTCGTACTCGGTTGGAGCGTCTTTCTTGTAGAGGAAGAAGACGTTCCGGACGCCGGGCACGAGTAGCCTACTGAACGCACCGGTGACGGCTGCCATCGCTAGTTCCCCGCCGGCGTGCGCGTTGTAGACGCAAGCCGGAAGTAAACTGTCTGCAGTTGTGCGAGCAAGCTGTACGGGCCAATGCCGGTGATGATACAGGTGCCCGTCGTGCCCTGTGATGTGTTATCCACGATCCAACCTAGCGTCGCGTCCTTTATCAGATTGTACGTGTCACCGACGATTGTGTCGGTCTTCTGTGCGCCCTTCATCACCGACTGCATTACAACGTCGTCGGTGTTGACCACGTAGATGATCTTGCTGCCCGGATCACGCACCGTGTAGTTGTGACCGGCTTCTTGCGCGAATCCAGTGAATGGACCCGCGGCTACCGCCTCCGCGACGCCAGTGGCGAGCACGAAGGTGAGTGGAGCCCCCACCTCGAACGTCTGGTTGATCGCTTCCATCCTACTGTCTAGGAAGGGCGGTCCTCCAGTCGTCGACTGAGCTACTTGAAGCATAGCTTAGCCTTTCTTACCTGAGGTCGATTCGTTGAATTGGCTTTCGGTCATCTGTCCGGAGTAAGAGCCCTTGCCCTCCTCCTTGTAAGCACCCTGGGCCTCGCCCTTGAACTGCGCCTCCACCGCTGATATCGAGCGGCGTTCCTTCAAAGCCTCGTTTCGACGCACGATTTTCTGGAATTTATCCTCCGGAATGCGCGCCAGCACGACATCGCTGAATCGGCGGGTCGTATCGAGCTGTGCACCCTTCTTCAAGGGTGTAGATTCCGTAATTACGAGCTGTTCTTCGGACTCCGAGCTCACGATTTCGTAGCCAACCGACTTTTTGGCGGCCAGATTGCGCTCATTCACGTTCAAGAAGCGGTAGCGGAAGCCCGGTTTAGGATTTTTGACCTCAAATGGCTTGAATTGGTCCTGATCTAGCTCATCCGTGAGCAATTCGATAGACATGGCTAAAAGATATCCTCTTCGTCGCCCTTTTCGGCCGGGGTTTTGCTCTTCATCCACTCCTCTTCAGTCATTCCGAAGCCTTTTGCGGCCGCTTTTTCGAATTCTGTCATGCGATAACGACCTCCACGGCCGTTTCCACTACCGGTGGAGCTGCCACGACCCTCTAACTGGGACCGTTTCTGGGCTTCTTCCTTGGCCTTCATGCCTTTTTCCACTAATTTGTCGATGTGTTTGCCCTTGATGTAGTTCAGGCCCTCTTCCCAGGAGCCCGGCTTCGCCTTAGTTGACATAGACATGGGTTGCATGAACGCGTCAATCTCTTTACCGAACTCTTCCCAGTCATCCTTGTTACGATCTATGAACGCTTGTCGAATGATTTTCGACTGCGTATCGAGGTGCTCATGAAGAACAGGACCCATTCGAGCAGCGAAGTGTCGATCCAGGAGTCCAACGGGGTTCTCTTTGAACTCTTGGATGAGCTCTTCGGCCGAGGCTTCCTGTTGCGCGGGCGGGGTGTTGGTGGCTTCGGCATTCTGGCCCATTCGAGCAACCAAGTCTACAAGGTAGCGCTTGGCCTGGTCCGCATCCTGTCGTGCGGCCTGAACACGGCTCTCAGTTTCAGCTAATTGAGTCTTGAGAGCTGTAGTTTCCGCTGACTCAGCAGGCGCAGCCTGCTCAGTCGTACTCGCCGGAGTCGTATCGTCTGGCATCTTCCTTCTCCACCATTTCTGCTGCTACATTGGTTTTTAGCGCGATCATCTCATCTATGACGCGGATACCCGCTCTAGTTTCAATGAACTGTTCCCAGTTACTGGATTGGAGGAGCTCCTCCAGCGCCTGCGCCCGGAGGGAGCTGAGGAGGTCCTGATACGCCTGGGCCGCCGGCTCCTGGAGGGCCTCCCATAGCTCCCGGAGGCCCTGGGGGTCCACCACCATTCATACCTCCTGGCCCCGGGGCCGGCTGCTGAAATGATTGCATTATGTCCGGCAAATCTACCGGAGGTTGATCGAACGTCAGCATGGTCCGCTTCACCAGTTGAGTAAGCGATTCCATGTACTGAGCGGTATAATCTTTCACCTGCGGCGGGATTTGTGGGTTCGCTAGAAGCATCGCCGCTTGCTGGCCAGCTTGCATGTTTTGGGTTAGCATCTGTAGCAACTGCAAGAGACCTGCCTGCTCTACCTGCTTGTTGATCGTTGCGCTCGAGGCCGTAAGTTCGAAGCCGAGCATGTTCGAGATGATCTCGTCTGGCATGTCGAACGCAAACTCGGTCATTGCTCCTTGGGGACCTTGGGTAACGTAGCTGAGTCCCTTGGGCCTGTACTGGTGATTAAGCTCGAACAACATGCGACCAATAGCCCCATAAGATTCGCGCATATCTCTGACGTTAAGATCGAATCGCCGGTTACCTTCCTGAATGATAGCCAGAGTGCCCGTTGCCGTCGCTCGATCTCCGATTGCAGAGGATTCTCGTCCGAGGGAATAGTCGCTGATACCTGATCGTCTTTCAGCATAGGCCATCACACTCACTTCTAGTTGCCTCATGCTATTGTAAACTTCACCCATCTGCATGACTTTAATATCGGATTCGGGATTTGCAGTTGTGAGGAATCGACCGGGCCAGATACGAGTATCGGCCTTGACGGCACCGCGCTTTCCGAGAAACCAACGAGTATTGGCCAGGGTTGCATTGTCGAGCTGCTGGCAATGGATGGTAGATACCTCATCCTGCATGAACTTGAGCTGATCGACGATTCCATAACCTTCACTCTTTGATCCTCGCAGCTCTACGAATCGGGTCTTGACGAACGGGGTACCACCCATGAACAGGGGATTGTAGATGCATCGCATAATGGTCTTCGTCGGCTTGTGATACGTGACGACGATTTCGACCGGCGGCTTACGTGCACCCTCGAGGGGAAACTTGAGCCACAGTTCATAAAAGCGGTTCAGCTTGACCCTGTATGCGTTCTCGTAGTTCTTTGTGGAGGATCGACGCTCTTGTGGGTTCTCCTTGGTATCAATGACGGTCTCGACGTCCTTATATATACCGTCAAGCTCTTTGAGACGCAGGTCACCATCGGTGCAGTCGATGATTTGTCCCATCCATTCGGCATCGTATGGACTATCGACACCGAGCTGCTGAAGCATCGATGTGACGGGGATGTAGTATACATTGGGCTTCTTGGCCGTTACGTCGTAATACGAGTTATCTTGCGGGTTCCAGACGCGCCTGGAGTCGATTTCCCAGATGATCTTGAGCCACGACCAGCCGAGCTGAACGGTCTCGATCGCGTTCGACTTGACCGCGGTGTACATATCGAACTCGGTTTGTCGACTCCACTCCATCTGCCCCTCGACAGACTTTGCGATATCAGCCATTCTGGGATTGATCGCACGGACTGTCCAGAAAGGTTGAACCCCAAAGACCGTGTTGACGACCCGAGCCACGATGGAGTCCACGGTGATACCAATTGAGGGGATGACGAGATTAGCGGCGCCGCGCCACGGGAAGGTTTTGATCGTCGCTTTGGGCTCCGCTTTGTAGAAGCGATCTGCTTCTTCGACACGATCATTGAGCGCATCATTAGCTCCGAGAGATTCCTCGAGTTCGGGGTTTATGTAGTCCTGCAGACGCTTGATCTGAGCTTCGCTCAGCTTTACGTCGTAGCCGGGACTAGCTTCCATCAGCACACCCTTCCCAACGGAGAGGGGACAGGTCGGGGGCGACCCGTTCGAATTGTCAGGAAGGGTGTGCTCATCGAGGCTTCGACATCTTGACCTTACCGGTCTTAGTTACGAAGATAGAAGGCTTCGCCTTGGGCTTCTTTATTTGTGGTGCTGGCCCTTTGGGCCATCCTGTTGCCGTTCCCATCGTTTATCCCCCAAGTGGTACGCAGGGCCGTCGAAGAAGCTACAGCCTCCCCGACGACCCTTGTAGCAGTTACGGACTCTTATTTGCCGGACTCTTTCGGCAAGTTGGGTTTGCCGGGCTTGCCCTTTCGCTTCTTTCCTACGGCGCCCGCTGGCATGACTAGGACGCCTTCGCTTGTGGTTCGGAGGGCGCATTCACGGACTCGACCGGCGGTGGCGGAGGTGCCGTTGCCTGCTCAGCGACCTTGGCGAGATCGGGTGGATTCTTTGGCGGCGGCTGCATCTTGGCGATCTCCTTGTTGATATTGGAAACCGCTTCGTTGAGATCCTTCGGCGGTGGATCGACCGCGGGCAGCGGATAGAGGGACGCCTGTAGTTCCATCAGCATCTGTTGGATTACGATGGGAGGCGGTTGCGGCCGAACGGCGTAGAGTTGATCCTCCGCATATCGCATGACCTGATCTGCGCTGGGAGGCGGTTCATTGCCGGACCCCCCGCCCCCCGCCCCGGGCTGTGAAGGAGAAGGCCCGGCCCCGGCCGGGTGGCCGTGGGGCGATGTGGAAGTGGACTCGGACTTCGCGGTTGTCATCAATTCCTCCTTTTTGCTGGTAGATATCGACGCCAAAGCTGACAGATTTTACAGTAGAAACTTGTCGATGAGAAGTCCACCGTGTACTCAGTCGAACCACATCGAAGGCAAGGTTCCTCTGCCATCTCAGAGCAGGCCTTGTTGCATAAGAATCCTGGTTGCCATGTCCTGAGGTTTGACGTATGCACCTTGTTGCTTTGGTTGGTTCACGTGCTGCTGAATCATTTGCTGAGCAAGCCGAGAATTTTGTAAGTGTGACTGCATTCCGCCCACGGACGATAGGAACTTTCCAACCTTCGCGAGTTCGTCTGCTCTAGTATCCTTAGGTTTCCCTGTCTTAGGATCTATTTCGGCGTTGGGATCCGCAGCATTAGCCGCGGCATTCGGATCGTTGCCCAAACCGACAAAAGTCAGAATCTGCTGCCATAGACTGGGCGAGACGCCGCCGGACGCGTCGGTCGGCTGGGCCGGCACATTGAAGCCGGTATCCACGCCCGTAGACATGGGGATCTCGGGTGAGTAACCAACGCCCTGCTCGACCGGCGTTGTACCGATTTCCCCGGCACCGCCGAACATTGAGGCGATAGAATCCATTAACCCCATGTCGTACCTCCTAGTATGGCGCTCATCAGCTCCTGATCGACAGTCTGATTGGTATATGGAACCTTATCGTGCTGCGCCGCTGCGACGACATTCGCTGGTGGTTGAGCGGGAGTCCCACCTACCCCGCCGAACTTGGCATATTGCATAGCGGCACCCATGCGCTCACGAACCGATTGGCTGAGATCCTTAGGACGCTCTACATATTGGCCGAATCGCGCAGCGATCTGCTCGGGCGTGCCGCCCGCTGACAGAGCTTTCTTGTACGCGCCGGACTCGTCGGTGCCGCCGTATTTGACGGAGCCGCCGGTCCGCTCGAGATTGATCCAATCCATCTGGGCTTCCGGGCTTTGCCAGTCCATTCCTTTGGAAGCCGCGTAGTTCTTAAGCCCTTGTAACCTATCCTTGTTCCACTGTAGGAATCCGAAGCTCTGTTCGCCGGGGACCGAAGATTTGACGCCCGGCTTGAATCCAGATTCGACGTGAACGTTGCCGGCCGCTCCTGCGGCCTCTGAGGGTGTCCAACCGCGCTTGATCATTCCTTTGACGAAGGCTTCGGCTCCAGCATAGCCCTTGACATCTTTCGCTGCGGCGGGCAGCCGGCCCTTAGATTCGACGCCGGTGGTAGGCTCGGCGGGACTGTAGCCTGCACCTTCGGGCGTGGTAGCCCCGACACTTTGACCGCCTTCTTCGCCCGCCGGAGCTGCGTTGACCGAGGACCCGAGGAGCGCCATGATAAGATGCGTGTAGTCGATCTTATCTTCACCGGGAGATGTGTCAGCCGGGGCTCCGCCCGAAGATAGGAGCTTAGTGAGTAAATCGGGGCTTCTGGTTCCCTGGCCGTCCTCCAGCAGGCTGCGAGCTACCTCGGTAGTATCGGTGTCTGGCATCGCCTGGGAGCCCTTGTCGGGCTCCGAGGATAGCGGCGCGCCGCCCTTTGCGGGGTCCCACAGGACCAGGGTGCCGTTAGGCTGCTTTAACCACTGTAAGGCCATGTTAGGGACCTGTGTACGTGGTGACGGCCAACTGCTGGCCGCAGTTGTAGCAAACGACCTGGGCGGCGGCTACCCAGGCCAGGAAGACGATGGGATGAACGCAGATGGTAGCCGCTGGGACGACCTCATCCGTTAGGTACTGGATAGGATTGTCCAGAGCCGTGGCTGTCGGACGTGAAATGGTAGCCTCTTCTTCCATCCGCACGGTCCTCCGTGCGAGTTTTCAGGATTTGAAAAGCTAAGCTAAACCTGCTCGGTAATGGAGCTGTGGGCGATAGCGTTACCGAAGGATAGGGCGTAGCTCTGAATCAACGAGGCACAGTCGAGCCCGTTTACGATCTTACGTGCGTTGTAGAAATCGGTTGTGTCCGATGATGGATCCGTGCATGTAATGTATTTTGGTAGTCCAACTCCAGTGAAATCTCCATTGTACATTCCACCGAAGATGATTTGGAGGGCAAACTCAGGGTCCATCGCCAAGTCCGCATTTTGGACAAGGGCTCCACCGAGGCCCAGTTTATCATCTTGCTTCTTGTAATTGTCGTACCAGGTGAGCTGGACGTAACCACGACCGTAGTAGATTTGCCCGTAGGGCCCGGCGGGGACGCCATAAGGCTTACCTTTACCCTTACCGTACTCGGCAATGGGCTGCATGGTTTGGGCGGTTTCGTGGAACGTCGTGGCAAGAATATAGGCCAGGTGACGATCGTCGCATCCGATCGACTCGGCGAAGTCGAGCATGAGGTTCATCCCATCGACCTGGTCCTGATTCATGTGACCGGCGAACAGAGAACCACGCACGCTATCGAAGAAGTATTTGCGTTGAATACTCATTGATCCTCCCAACGCCGTGCAATAGCAGCGTTGGCCCACATGACAGCCTCTTGAAGCTTAGTGAAGGCTAGAGATTTCTCCCGGCATGCAGTGACGTTATCTTCCATGTAGAGCGCAAGATCATGAGCTTTAGCCCGAATGGTCTTGAACTTCGCGATCTGAGCCTCATCGGGCTCGTGATACATGAAGATTCTATCGAATTCTTCAAGGGTACTGCTCATGGCATCTCCATACATGTAAAGGTTAGTACGACCTCGAGGGTACTGCCGTTTGTGAATGTTGAAATGACCGTTGCATTTGAGTGCCAGCCGTTAGCCGTTGGGCCAGAGTCTAACAAGTGCGTGCGAGGTTCATCTCGAGGATCACTGATTATATTGGTTATGCCGCCACCGATAGGGACCTGGCCCGGATCACAGTCGCCGGATAGGGCGACCAGGGCGCCCGCTCGCGGCCGGTCCATGACACCCGAGGAGATGGACTTCGTTGTGAGTGCAATCGTTGGGCCTGTCGGCCCAATAAGGCCCGAAGGGCCCGTAGGCCCCACCGGACCAGGTATACCTTGGATCCCCTGTGCTCCCATCACACCCTGAGGTCCCTGAGAACCAGGGCTGCCAGAGTCGCCGGTCGAACCAGTGGGTCCAATCGGTCCCGTCGGGCCAGCAGGCCCCCGGCAGTGTTTGGCGAGCTTGAGGGGGATGTGTAGGCATTCAGAACCTGCCGCCGATGCCGACAGTAGGGAACACACCAGTAGCGCGGAGACCACCGTTGTTGAATGCATAGGATCCCGCCACAAACGCCATGAAGTTGTGCGGCAGAACCGCACGAAGGCCGAAAGCAATTGAGAAATCATGCTGCTTACTGTAATCGGTACCGAAGATGATGAGTGGATCCTCGGCACCAGTTCCAGATGTAGCTAGAAACTCGAAGACCCCGGCGAGCCAGGGAAAATAGAGCAGTGTTGAGGCGCCGCCGCCGTATCGGATCGAGGACTTGTTCGCGTACGATAGATCCACGTCGTAGGCAACGCGGGCGCTCAGTTGAATGGGACCGACCAGAGTGCTGGCTGCCAGGCCAGGAGTTATGAAGTAGTCGCCGGTGCCGAGCCCTTTGCTAGAGTTGCCAGTCGGGAAAGTGGCGTGTAGAAGAGCCGCCAAGTGAGGTAGAAAGTGCCACTTTAGCCGAACACTCATGTCACTAGCGCCGGAGAATGTGACCTCGGTGTGGCCAACGAAGGTGCCCGTTGTGCGTACGTCGATCAGTTCCTGCACGATAGGGATGACGATCGATAGGTCGAGGTTATCAGTTAAGCCATGACTGGCCGCCACTACGACGGTATTAGCCCGAACATTTAGATCGACCCCAGTGTAGGTTTGCAGCTCGAGGTCTTGGGTCTGCGCCAGCACGTTGATGTTAGTCTCGCCGGCGCCGACGGTTGTATCGTGATCTAGAAAGATGGGACCTTGAGCTTCGAGAGTTGAATCGATAGCACCATTCATGTTCACCGGCGAAGTCGGTGACATCACAACGGTATCACCGATAGTTTGTAGGCAAAGGAGCATGATGGCTATGGAGTTCAATATCCCGTATACATTGAACGACCAGTGAGTTCTACGCGGTTTTCGATTTCCTCCAACTGATCGTCGCCGGGAGCTGTAGGGTCCTCGGCCGGACCCCACAACTGCGGCGCATATCCGAGGGCATCCATGACATCAACGAGGGCTCCCACGGGGAACGCCTCGTATTCTTCATGGAATTGGCGAAATCCACTACTTGCCGTTCTCGGCAAGGAATATATTTCGCCGCCCTCGAAGAAAGGTTGGAGGCCACGGATGCGACTGGCCTTCTTTTGGTGCGTGTCGGTCTTGAGCTCCTGCACGTTGACGAATTGGGAACGGCGCTCCATCTCTTGTGCGAGCCAGAACTTTAGGGCCTTCTGAAAGGCGACGGATTCAAGACCGACAATTTCGATGTCCCAGGCGCGAGACATACGGAAGATGTGATCCATCAGCTTCATGGGCTGCATGCGCTCAGCTACGATCTCGAGGAGCCATTTACGATTGATATGATCGACGCCCGATGCCACGAGCGCGGAGTTGCAGGCCTGATCCTTGTCGCTTATTGCGGGATCGACCGTCAGGTACTTTCGCATCTGGTGGATATTTGAGGATGCACCATCGTCGCCGATACATACGTCGCCCTGTAGGCGATAGTGTTTGATCCATGATGTATTGAATGATGTGGCGTCGGGGTCGTGCGGCTGGTTGAGATATTGGCATGAGAACTTCCAAGAGCCGATCTTGGCTCGGATACGGGCGAGTACATCGAGGGTGAAGCGTTCGGGCCACAGTGGCCTACCGTCAGGCAGGATCGCGGATGTGATGACCTGATCGAAGTATTCACCCTCGGTGTCGACGATTTTGCGGATGAGGTCGTTGTGAGTCCACCGGGTACCGACCACGTGGATCTCGGACTCGATGGGATGATGGAGAAGGGATTCACAGTAGTCATACCAATCTCGGGTCTTTTTCATAATCTCGTCGGATTCGCTGGCCTCCTTACCAACGAGATCGTCGAGCTTTATGAGATCGTAGTGCCGGCTGACAACGGCTCCGCCGACACCGATCGCTTCGACCGTGGACTCAGGATGATCCTCTGTACGGGGAACCAGGATCTCATTTTCGGACCACTTGGTGCGGGTGTTAGGTTCCTCGATGAGCTCGGGGAATAGCCAGCGGAAACGGGCATTGCGATCGAAGACCGCCGCAATACGCCGTAGAAAGTGTGACGCGTTCGTTGCGGTTTCATTTCCCAGGAGGATTCGGATATTGGGATCTATGACGATGCGGCGAATCGTATCGGCGATAGTCGCGATGGACGTCTTGAGGTGGTCGCGAGGCATCACTATCAGCTTGCGTTTCGATGGGCCGTCCAGGGTCCTGCAAATCGGCCCGTGAGTCTGGACGGTCAGGTCTCGAAAGCCAAGAATAGCTTTTGCGAAGAAGTACGTAGATCGCTTCGCACGCTCGCGTAATGATTGACGTATGTCCTCCTCGTCCTTTCTTGTGGAGCCGCTTGGGAAGATAATACCAGTTTGCATTAGCGATTATCAGGATCGCTAGGAGGAAGATCGTCACTAACAGTGCCGTCTGTGGCACTGAGATCTCTAACGACATTACGCGGTGTAACATCTACAGCCTCGCTCTCGCGGATAGCATCAGCGATAAGTTCAGCACCGGCAGGATCTATCGCGTGGGTATGGTGTGATTCGACCTCGATGCGCTTCGGGGCTTTGCCATACGCGCGATCGAGGATATCCTGTGCAGTAGTTATGGCCAGGGTGGCAGCCTTGATTTGAGTCTCTTCCTTGATGTTTCCATTGGACCGCCGGCCGTTCATATCGTCCATGGTGGCCTCTTGGACGTCGAGAGCTTTGTGTGCCATGCCCTCGAGGCGCTCATTCATGCGCTGAGCGGATGAGCGCATGTCTTCCACGAATGTGGCCTGCAAGGCCAGCATGTGAGCTTGAACCCGGGGCTTTTGAATGTGGTAGTTGACGGCCGACGAGCTTATGTTCAGGAAGCGACCTATCGCGTCGTGACTTGCGCCAGCAACGGCCATCATAGCGATGCGGAGCTCTAGTGGACTTAGAGTGACTTTTGATTGGCCCGTCTCCGGGCCAGGGCGTCCTATGGACATAGTTTACCTATGCGAGCGAAGCGAGCATCCTTTGTGGTGTTTTGCGACAGTGTAGACCCTGGTTTCCACTAGCCGCTCTTGTGCCACATTTTTGAGGTGTATGTTTAGTCTTGGCCGTCTGCGGCCACGTCTGCGGCCAAGGCATCAAGTGTCAGATTGGTGAAAGTTGATACAGTCTACCTTAGACTTTCGAGGAAAATTTTCTGCGCGATAGGTCAAGTCTGAGCTTTCTATCTATCTGGCAAGAAATGGGGGGAGTGCCTATCTGTCTAGCTCGCCCACCGAAATAGTCCAACGATTTCGCGCACTTACGGCCCCTAGCATGGTAAGCCCTTGCGATCCATATAGCTAGTAACCCAACTGCTAGCTATCTCGTATATATGAACAAATACCTCAACGATTCCGCGTACTTACGACCCCTAGCATGCTAGGCCCTGAACGGCTATGTAGCTGGTTGTGCAACAGCTAGCTTGCTGGCTGGCTGGTTGCGTTCGCCAGCCCACCGCCCGCCATGCATAGCTGAATGGACCCGCTGCGGGTCCATGCATATCCCGCGTATCGCGCCGGTATGCAACCCAGCACGTTTCGTGCATAAACGATACGATCGGCCCGATGCGGGCCGTGCGAATCTTCAATGATTCCAGCACGTTAGCCGGCTCTCCCTGGCACGCAACCTGCTACCATAGGCCTACGTTGGTCGCGCATGTGACGGACCAACGACACAAGATCCCGCTAGCGTACGTCTAAGCTAGTAGGACCTCAGCCCACCGATGGCGATTGGTGGCCCGACATATCAGCGCAATGTACGACGCTGGGTTACGTGCGAGATTCGGCAGAATCTTCCGCTTCAATCCCAGCATGTTGCGTGGTGGCAAGATCGCACGGACCTAGCGGTCGGCATAGGAGATTCCATCCCATGAAGATTCTAGTTCGATTCATAATGTTTACTCCACTCGTCCTGCTTGGTATCTGGACCGCTAGCCATTCTCGGGAGGTTCTGGAAGCTATCGTGACGACGATTCTAGGTATAGTTCTTTGCACCGTAGGGTACGCAATTCTAGACTAACAACATACTGGCCGCTAGATTCGTGCGATCTTGTTGACTGGATAGCTTGGATCTTGGCATGCTACCATAGGAGTCAGCAATGCGTGAGATTCGAAAGAAGATTCCCGAAACTCTCGAGGACGCGATTAAGCTGTATGGAATCGAGGAAGTATACCTAAGATACAAGCAGATGATGCAGACCTTGGAAAATCAAAAAGCCCTGCAAGCAGCTAAAAAGAAGAAGCAAAAGTAACCCAAGCCATGCATGCTAAGATCCAAGCTATCCAGCGTGGTAGATCCCTCTGATCTTAGCCGGATGGGTTTTCAGGTTATGAAATTCATTCGGCAGCCAGTATCGAGTACTGGCTTGAAAGGAGGTGATATAGATGCCGAAGAAGATCACGATCGAGGCACGTACCAAGTCCGGAGAACGTGGTTTCGTAGAGAAAGAGTATCCTCTTTCTTTGCAGGAAGCCGTCAAGATGTACGGCGAAATGGAAGTCTTCAAAGGTTTCCTCCGCGATCGCGTGATCATCGACCAGCGCGAAGCGCGCCCGGTTGCCACCGTCGAGGACGGGGAGCCGAAGCCGAAGAAGCGCCAGTCGGTGTTCGACCGGTTGCAGCAGTCCTAAGTTAGAATCATAGCTTGATCCCACTCCGGCTAAGATCCGAGGGATCTACCAGGATAGATCGTACCAATGGGTGCCGCATCTGAAAGGAAATCTAACCATGAAGATGCCTGACTCCAAATATGAATTTGGTGATATCTGTCTAATATACCGAGAATACACCAATACGACATACGAAGATTGCCCAGATTGCTACGACGGATCTTTGAATGTCGTCGGACCCAAAGGTACAACGAAAGTAACCTGCAAGACGTGCAATGGTAGCGGACATTCTTACAAGATCAAGAGTCGATCCGAGCCTATTAACGAGATTGTTGGGATGCTAGAAATCACCGAGATTCACTATGAAATCTCCAAGAATCCTGACAATCACTGGCGTCCTACCGGCTTTCGCTATCAAGGCAAAACAGCTTGGAAGACAGATTACGACCCGAAAGGTTGGAACACCTTCCAAGAGAGCAAGCTCGAAAAGATCTAACAAAAAGTATGCGGCATCCACTGGTGCGATCTATCCAACAAGCCGCACGGGAAAGGATGTGCGTATGGCAGACAGGTCTCTAAGCTATGAAGAGATTCTAGCTAGAAGGGCCAAGCGGAAAGCTGAAGAACTTGCGGTCGCAACCCGGCGACCCAAGATTCCGAACTCCGCACCGGAAGCGCTTGTTATCATGATTCTCCAGTGGCAGATCGACGCAATCTATGCGGAGTGGCGCGCTAGAGAATTAGAGAAAGCGCAGGCCAGAAAGATCGTCCTACCGCCAAAGGGTCCGCCACGTAGGCGGGGTGGTAGGAAGAATGCGGTGCTCGAGCAACTTGGTATAAAGTAGTGCGAGCACTAATCCCGTGGGCGATCTTGCAAGCGGCTGTTATAGCTTATCTAATAGCATCTCATTGGAGGTAGATGCCAGCGCAGACGCTGGGGAGATCTAATACTGATCTCCCCAGTATTCTCAGCCGCTAATCTGGCCTTGCCGCAATTGTTGCTAACATGCGGGGGGCCGGGGTGTGCCCAGCTTGTTGAACAGATTAATCTACAGTTGAACTACTTGCGAGACTGGCATGGCGCGATGGGGTTATACTAATGGGCCAAATTGGCATGAAACCTGCAAGTGAGGTATCGGGGTTTTACATGGTTTTAACATTTGCTTTGGTTACCAAGGTTCTAGTCCCCCCCCGACAAGTAGGGAGAAGCTGCGATTATGCGTTTCGCGCCTCCCGAACTCAAACTAATGATGTAGTAGTAAGGAAGTAGTAAGTTAACTACAATCTTACCATCGGTGGGGTACCCGAACCTTGATAACCAAAGTAACTACGCGAAGGAGGTAGACATGCTGCTCGTGTACAGCCGCGATCAATGGCAACTATCCGATAGGGTCGAGGACAACGATATGTATCTCGGAACCCTGGCCGCTACGCGGCCATTTCCAGCTTCGCTGTTTGGTGATCTCGAGTCCTACTACCACGAAACTACCAGTGGTTGCTGGCAATGGCGCGGCATCCTACATCACCGGCCCAACAACCAACGCCCAACCCCGTACCACTACACCCCGTATGGTCCACCATACGCCCTCCAAACTCACACCCGTCAAATCATGCTAGCACGCAGCCTAGGTATCGATCCCTCCTGCTTACCCCGCCGAATTAAGATCAGTATGGTCTGCGACGGTTACGCCTGCGTCAACCCCGCCCACATGATACCCTACAACGCCTTCGCTCGCACCAAAGACGGTCACATCGCACCTGTAACCGAAGCTCAACGAGAGCGACACAAATACGAATACGAAGATCTCCAGGTCAGGGAAACTCGCGAGGATAAACAGCGCCGCATCGAGCTCGAGAACGCAGCGATGATCGAAAAGATGTTTGGTACGCCAGGCAGCAAAAAGTGAGGGCATAATCGGTTCCGTTTCAAACTACAACTGGAGGGCACATTAGATGATACCATTCAGAATAGATCAAAACGCCCACATACTCACCACAGAGTACACACGAGCCACAAGCAGCATCATAGGCCACCAGGCCCTCGATCTTTATCGCACCTGCCTCTTCGCCGCCCGAGGCAACCTGGAAATCGAGGAAGCTTCACACCGATGGATCATACTAACTCTGGCCTCCCTGAACGATCATCCCAGACTCGAATCCTTCGATACCCTGTACCGCTCTAGGCTATTAAAACGATTGCGCGCTGGCTACTACACCGGCAGACCGATAAGGAGGGAATCATGAGAGACAAAGGACCGAATGGTTATCCTATATCCTTCAACAAAGACGGAGATATGGTAGAGCTGATACCAGAGGACGAAACTACCGACGCGCACGAGCTGATTCTACGCCGAAACGATGACGCAATCCACGCAGCTTACGACGAGTTCTGGGACAAGGTTTGGTACGGCCGGCATCGGTTCTACAGCCACCCAGACGGATCACCCTGTACAGATTCATCACAAATAGGCTGTGACGGAGCACGTGTTCTAGAAGACAAATATGGTGCTGCCAATCTCCAGTGGACTGATTATGAATGGGGCGAACTATCAGGAAAGCTATCGGCTCTCAGTTGGGTACTAGGCACCGAATGGGAGTGCTCGCTAGACACCTAACGCGGCGTGGAGGATGGGATGAAGGATACCCTACACGTACCAACGCTCTCCCGATGGCTCTACGACCTATCACAACTCAAGAATCCCACGAACTTCCAATTGATGGAAGCCTGGCAAATAGCTCAAACGCTGCACGGCATCGTCCACCCGATAGAACAACGTTCCCTCGATGATGCACGCCGCGACGTCGTGCGCTCGCTGGCCCGCAGTGATAACGAGTGGTCTAAACCCCGTGAAAACCTACATCAACATATGATCGTACCCAGCAGCCACCGGTTGGAGCATTGGACCGAGATCGACCTAACGCCCGAGCTATCCTGGTCCATGACCTTCGCCGGTCGTACTGTGCCTTCGGCACTCGTAAAAAAGCTACGCGTAGCCCTGGGCCGGCAACACACGAACCTCAAGAGGTTAATGGCAAAGAGGCACGACACATGAAACGTGACCCTCGAATACGCGGCACTAGAGAAGAATACACCAGGTATCTACGCAGCCTGATCGAAATGATGACCTACTTCGACGCCGAGACCGGTTGTAGAATCTGGTGCGGAGATACAGATAGAAAGGGATACGGAAGGATTCACGTGTACTTGCATCATATCCGCGTACACCGATTGGCCTACGCACTGGAAAAGGGTCCAATACCGAAGGGCAAATTCGTCCTCCACCACTGCGACAATCCTCCATGCTGTAACGTAGAGCATTTATATATCGGATCTAATAGAGATAACATGCGCGATAGATCCAAGAGAGGTGAACGTAAATCTCTAGCCAACGCGCTTTTGAAGACGCTACTAAAGGGATAATTAATCTTCAACCCATATAGGGCAGGGGCCCAAGGGCCCCGTTGATTAGTTGGCCGTTACCGCGGCCAGGAGGTGAACATCGAAGGTACCCTGCACCGTAGGTTTTCAAACCCTGAAAACTCGCATGCGCAGCGCGTGCACAAAAGGAGGACAAGTGAAATACCTAAACGTAGAACTCGTCAAGCAGATCGGCAAGCTCCTGGCCTGCCGTGACGCGACCCATCCCGACTTCTTCACGGCCGTTTGGGCAGAACTTGAGACCCGCGGCTACTGCCTGCGCGTCCGCGATCGTGGCATCAACGGCATAGAGATCACTATCCACGACGATCACGCGCCCGACTCGGAGCACCAGTGATGCTTTGGTTCACCGCCTTCGACAGGGAGGTCTAATGACAGAACACGAAGCGCAGATCGCCGGCCCGTGCCGCATCTGTAAGGTTGGTCCTGGCGAGGAGTGCATCAACCCCTCGACCGGCGCCCCGCTGGGCGGAGTACACGTATTTGGTGCCCGGCGGCCACTCGAGCAGGATTTCGAACTCTTAATCCGCGACAAAGAAACGGTGATCCTAATGCCCTACTACGTCTGGCGAGACATCAACGGTCTTCCGTTCTCCTCGTGCGATGAGGACGACTGCGGCTATTGCGGGGCTCCGCCCCAGTATCAAGATCCAACTTGGGACGCCGACGAAGATTCGTACGTACCAACCGGCGTTTGCGCCCGTTGCGGCGCCGACATCCGGCCTTGCGGTCCCGCAGGAGGCAGAGCAGCATGAAGAGCTTATTCAACTTCGGTATAGTTCAATCCACGGCATACCTACGAGAGCTCGGAGTAGTTGATCGCACCATAATGTTTCTCTGCCAGTGTATCCTGCGCTGGAAGAACACCGAAAGCGATCTATACGACGCAGCCGCTTGCGAGCATCTCAACTGTAGCCAACATAGATAGGAGAACCAAAATATGAATCTCGAAGACAAGATCAAGGAAGCCGGCTCCAACGAGCCACGACTCCTCCATGGCAAATGCTACAAGTGCGGTGGTAAAGCGGTATACCTCGTCCTCATATCGCCTAACGGCGAGTCCGTTAGCTGGTGTGAAAACGGCGAGGTTGTAGTGATGACGCTAAACGAACGACCCAAGACGGTCCACAACTTCAGGGAGGACGACTATGACCGCTAACACCATCCCCATCCTAATCGCAACTCTCTACGTCCTCGATGCGATTCGCCTCGTCCGCATCAGTTGGAAAGGCTAACATGAAATCATATCGCCGAGTACCCCGCGCGCTGGCCGCACTTCTGTTAGCGCAGCTAAACCTTCAACCAGCAACTCCGCAACAGGCCGAACAGCAACTCAACGGCGTAGCCGAGGAGGGACGCGAGCGGAGCGAATACTGGCAGGACAAACACGAGCACGAGGAAACTAACCGGAAGCTCAACGACATCGAGGACGCCATTATCTTCAACGGTGCCGAAGACGGCACAGGAGACTAACATGAGACTTTGCGACGTCTGTATGAACCCTGATCCTTTCAAGCGGCAGACGGCTATCGTCGAAGTGACCGTCGACATCATCCCCGGGGCGTCTGACGCCCCGGTCAAGTACCAGCGCGTCGACATCTGCCTCAATTGCCTGAACGCCCACAACTTGCTCAATCTCAAGGAGCACAACCAGAAGTCATGAACGACCGCATCATCATCTGCGGATGGCCCAACTCCGGCAAGTCTCACCACGCCGAGGAGCTATCCGCCAAGCTGGGAATCCCAGTCCGACATACGGACTCTCTCATCCGAACGATGCAGTGGTCTGACGTGAGCGAGACCGTGAGTCATTGGTTCGATGAACCGGGACCTTGGATTATCGAGGGTGTGGCCATCCCGCGCGCGTTGCGCAAGTGGAAGGCTCGAAACCCCGACACCAACGAGGTACCATTCGACAAACTTATTATCATGCCAGAGCCCGACACCACAGAGATGAAACCCGGTCAGATATCCATGGGCCGAGGTCACGACACAGTTCTCAAACAGCTTGAGGATTGGATAGGAGGATACCTATGAAGTTCAATGTGAAGCTGCAGGTGCCCGTTCGCGTGATGGCTAACCTCGAGTTCAAGCTCGAGGCCGAGAACGAGGACGACGCATACGAAAAGGCATTCGACGCCTACAAGCAGATCGTCAAGGACTACGACGACGCCATGAAGCTCTATCGCCAAGGCAAGCTGAAAAGCTGGCCAGAGTGCCCGTACTTCTGGCACGTTGATGACGATGATATCGAGTCGAACATGGACGATCGCGACATTGAGGTCTATTCGGCGACTCCGATTCAAGACGTACCTGATCACGTGATGGAAAGGAAACCCCAGTGAAGGAAGACAACGACAACGAAACGTTCACGGCGTTCGAGGATTACTGCAACGAGATCGCCGCGGCCAACAAGGCCTGGCATGAGCGGTGGCCGCAGGCCTGCAAGACCTGCGAAGGTGCCGGCGGTTTCCACTACCCAGGCGATCGCGAAAATCCGCCCGACTGGGATACCTGCACCTGCATCGAGGAAGCAAAGTGTCCTCGCTGCGGCTTCTGTAACTGGGATGAGGACAACGAAGCCGAAACTCCGTGCATCAAGTGCGGCTGGAACTGGGGCAAAGGACCGGACGATGCGGCGCCACAGGTATAGCTACTACTACCTGCCGATCGGCGCGAAGGAACGCTGGTGGAACCGGCTAGTAAGGTGGTGGAAATGCCCGATGTAAAGTGGAACAAGGAAGTAGCCCTGGAGATCATCAAAACTGGATTCATTCGTCTGACCAAGAAGTATCATCCCGACCTGGGTGGAAGTCACTTAGAAATGCTGGTCCTCAACGCTACGAAAGAGCACTTGGAGAAATCTCTCAGCGGAGCTGGAGTCCATTACAGCGATTCCTTCAGGTATTCGAGCCCCTTCAGCCGTGAAGAACAAGCCCGCCAAGCCGCGCGTGCTCGAGCTGCGGAAGAGGATCGCCGCCGACGCAAGAAAGAACGCGATGATTTCTTTCGCAATCGCGGATCTTCCCGCTCGCAGTTCTGGTCCAAGGTCGGTGGAGAACCCAGCGGTGACGTACCCATACAACCGTACCCGCACGATCCCAACTATTGGATGCTCAGCGACGTGACCGTCATGTCGAAGTCCGAGAAGGCGATCAAGATAAAGATACCACAGGTGAGCATGCCAGCTTGGCTTCCCTTTAGTCAGATGCACCAGGACTCTGAAATCGGAGTTACAAGTGCAGATGGTGACACCGGACAAATCGTGTTCACCGCTTGGATAGCTCGTCAGAAGGGCTGGCTCAAATAACCATGAAAGGAGGTTCCCGTGAAGATGCCGGGCAGGCATCAGTTCTGCGGATATTGTGAGTTACCTGTCATGAAGCACAAGGACTCGACTGGCTTGATCGATGGGCAATTGTTCCACAAACGCAGGTGTTATCCAAAGTATCTCAAAGAACTCAAGAAAGCAAGGAGGCGCCTTGAAGCAGCTAGTTCTATGTCGAGCTCTTAATGGGCACGCCTGGAAAGTAAAAGGCCCCACGATCCTATTGAAGGGCGATGTCCGCAAGATCACACTACAATGTGATCGTTGTGACGCGATCCGAACAGATAAGTGGAGACTCAATGGAGCTCAGCTGTCTCGATCTTATGTGCTCGAGGACAACTATCGAGACTTTCTGGCGGATCATAACCAAGCCGGCGCTCGCGCCGTCATCCTGGAGGAGACGAGAACCAGTGGCCAAAGCGACAGTACTAATCTGCGATCACTGCAAAGTGCACACCGCGTCAACCGTGACTCTCGTGCTGGCGGACGTATGCGACTCAAAAAGCGGAGTTCAGCGTGACCTCTGCGGTAGGCATGCAACGAAAGTGTTGCGCAGTTTCGGATGGAAATGGAATCACACCGAAGAACCTAAACCAAAGAAACGCAAGATGCTCGGCCCATCGCCCCTGAGGGGCCGCACGAAGGTCAAATGGAACTTGACGGACGCAGAGCAGTTCGTCAAGGAGCACGACAGCTTCACCGCTGTTGACTTGGCCAAGCATCTACATTTGCACAAGGCCTGGGTCAACGTCAGGATCGTGCCGGAACTCGTCAAGCTGGGCATCATCAGAATCGAGGGCAAAGGAAGGGCCCGCCGTCTAGCCAGGTTCTAATTAGGTAGTTGTGGATGTAGGAGGGGTGGTATAAGTATATGCCAGACCATGCTTTTTCAAAGGTTATATTAACCTCGACCCACTCTGGTAAGCGTCCGTTCGGTACGCACGACGACGAGATTATGAGGCCAGAATGCGAAGAGGTAGAACGTAATATGGCTTGGATCGCTGCCGGTCCCGGCCGCAAAGAAATGATCTGGAGGATCAAGTATTCCTGCGGAGCATGCAAAGGCGTTATCTATACCGGCATCACTAAGCACTCGGAGGAATAGGAACCTACAACCGATTGGGGAAGAACCCCGTATATTATAGCGGCACTATGTCGCTCACCGGAGATGGTTCCTATTCCCCAAATTCCAATCACATATGACTTGGCCCCTGGCTTGCAAGTGGGGTAGGCATCGGATGGGCCGATGCCATTCCGTTCCAAAGATGGGAGGTACCGCAATGCTGGACGTACTAGCGAAGTTGGTTGATCTGTTAGAAACTGTCCTCGCCAAGGAGATTCCAGGAGAGCAAGAGCCCGATGTAAACGATCGACTCTCTGCGATTGGGGATTCACTGGAAGCTCTGGTAATGGACATTCGCGACCGCACCAAATCCTAGCCCTTAGAAAGTTCACATCCTGAAAACTCGCAGGGGCGCAGACGTCCCACGTATTCACGCGTACCGAGGTCTGCCGAGGTACCCAACAGATGAAAGGTTCCGCAATGCCCACACTCGAAGTTCCGGAGAAGGACAAGGCTGAGAAGCGCATGTGCCCGATCGAGGTTTCCACCAAGGTCAACGGCGAGAAGAAGGAGACGACCATCGAGCGCGAGCTCCCGTACCGTCTCGTCGATGCGATCGCCATCTACGGCGACAAGGAGGTCTTCAAGCGTTTCATCCAGTCGCTGGTGATCTCGCTCCAGGCGGAGGCTCGCAGCGAGTTGCAGGCCGAGTCCGGTGAGACCGCGCCCAGGGCGCGGGCCAAGTACTTGGAAGAGCTCGGGCTCTAGCCGACCGCACCCGCGGCAAGGGGGCCCTTCGGGGCCCCCGACCCGTGGAGGTAAACCATGCCGACAAAGTCAATCACGGAGATGACCGACGAGGAATTGGCGGCCGAGCTAGAGATGCTCGACTCCATTCAGGTCGCGCCGTCTCCTGTGCCCAAGGCACCAAAGCCGGTGCGTGAAGTGAAGGCCAAGAAGACCAGGGCCTCATGGAAGGACGCACTTGGAATAGAATAATGATGGATGACGACACGTTTTTCGTGAAGAAAGATATACGTGAACGCAGCGTTCAACTAAATACCAGGATCACCCTTGATATATCGAAACGAATGAACCTAGTAGTCGCCGCTCTCGATATCACTAAAGCTGAGTTCATAGGCAAGTGCTTGGAGTTAGGTATACGACAGGCAGTCAAAGAGCTTGAAGCTCGTGAGCAAGAAGTGAGAGGTGAGGATGCCGACCTTGTTTCATCCGTGCGGGGATCGAGTCTTAATTCGACCCGACACTGAAGGAGGTGAGAAGCGCACGGCCTCGGGACTGATCATCATTCCTGATATCGGTAAGACGAGGCCCACCACAGGAACGGTAATCGCCATCGGTCCCGAGTGTAATGAGGCATTCGAGATCGGTGACAAGGTGCTGTTCGGAAAGTACGCCGGCTCTGACCTCAAGCTGAACGAGGAGGAAGTTACTATCGTTCGACAGGAGGACATCCTTGGCGTAATCACAGAGGAAGTCGATGAAAGTTCTATCGACGAAAGCTCTAGTGAACCTGATCCTCCAACTGAATTGGCAGGGTCACGTGGAGCTACCGATCTCTGATGTCGAATGGATGGCCCGCGAGTTACATGGCATCCTGACCGGCAAGAACGCCGCAGTCTGTGATGTCTGCGGCACCGAAGCGTTAATCGTAGTCCGTACTCCACTTGGCCCGATTTGTTCGGACTGCTTGGAGGACTTTAATCAGGAGGTAGAGGCTCGGCGACAAGCATGAGCGATATACTTATGAGCGTTCCGAAGAATCTTCGGGACTTGATAGGCGATGCCGAATGGTACGATGCCTCGCGCATCGACCTGTTCCTAACGTGCCCCCGAAGGTATTACTATCGACACGAGCTACATCTGGTCCCCGCCGATGGCGGGACGAATAATGACGCATTGACCTTCGGGTCTGCGATCCACTCTGCCCTCGAGCTGCACTACACGGGCAAGGGCTGGAACATGGTAGCTTGTCCTCATCGGAACCCACTCGACCCCGAGTGCCCGTTCTGTCGTGAGGGTCAAACCCGAGCCCTGTTCGCTGCGTTCCTACGGGGCTTCCCCTCCAACCTCGAAACCGAGCGTCGGATGCAGGTCACTGGCCTGCGCCTGTTAGCCCGGTATCTCGAGCACTACAAAGATGAACCATTCAAGATCCATGCAGTTGAGCAACCGGTCATCTTCCCCATCGACGACTTCTATTTCGTAGGTAAGATCGACCTGCTTGTAACCTGGCCGGACTGGCACATTACTGATCACAAGACCGCTGGCCAAGTTTCCGACAACTATCATCGCGGCTTCAGGATCCACACGCAGTTGACCGGCTACATGCTGGCCGCCACCAACACGGTTGGAGAGCCGGTAACCAAAGCGATCGTCAACACCCTGGTTGTACCTAGGGGAGCGAAGCCCGTCGAGCCCGACAAGCACTTCGTCCGTCGTATAACCACCCGCAACCAAGCGGACTTCGACGAATGGTATACCACCATCCGATCGGCGGTGAACTCAATTCGTGGCTATCGGGCAGCCGACGCGTTCCCGCAAAACCCAAAGGGCTGCTTCGACTACAACCGCCAATGCGAGTACTGGGATCTGTGCACCGTGGCGCAGAGCGCCCGGCCTGGAATTATCGAAGCACACTTCAAGCAAGAGCCGTGGGATCCAACCGCGAAGGAGCCGAAATGAAGCAACTGCAAGCCAAATCATTCGAATACACGCCGCTTATCCTCAGTGAGGGTCAAGCGGCGTACCTGTTCTATGGGCCTCCTGGGTCCGGCAAGACCACTGCGGCGATCGAGGCCTTACGTAACCTCGAGGGTCGAGCACTCGTGTTCGACATGGATCGGAAGCTCTCGAGCATGACGAACCTAGATCCCACGTTGGTCGCCCGTGTCGATGTGTGGACGCCAACCGGGACTTTGTCGGGTACTGACTCGATCAACGTAGTTCGAGTGGAGCGCAAGGATGACAAAGGTAAAGCGATTCCTGGGACGCAAGGTTTTATACCACCGGACCCGCGAGGGTACCTCGAGCTGGTGGATGCTATCAACGCAACCATTGCGAATCCAAATAACGCTCATGGTCTATACATACTAGATACCATGAGCACAGCTGTAGAGCACTTGACCCGACTTATTTGTCATCATCACCAGGTTAGCTCATTCACCCAGCAGTTGTGGGGAGTCTTCGCTAGCTGCGTCGAGGAGTTCAGGGCCGGTTTCCTCAGCTTGCCAGGGAAGCGAATCATGATCGCACATACGATCACTCGTGAGGATGAGCTGACCAAGGAGGTCAGGACTGTACCATCTGTACCGGGTCAGTCTGGAGAGAAGCTAGCCAAGGACTTCAACGAGGTGTATTACTTCGAGGGTCGTAGCACCTCCGGCAAGTATCGGGTTCTAACAACCGCATCCCGGCGCTACGTCGCGCGGACAACACGCGGCTTCGCGGTCGAGGAAGATCTCGACAAGGTAATCAAGAGGGTCTAACGATCCTCTTTAACCGCCGGCGATGCCGGCAAAGGAGAGTGGCAGTGGCCTTTATCAATGTAAACCTCAACGACGTAGAGGACCAGAGTGGGGACGTCCACCCTGAAGGTCGCACGAACCTTCGGATCGTCGGCTCCGACGTTCGCGACACCAAGGCGAAGGATAGCCAGTACATCAACTGGCGCCTGGAGGTCATAGATTCGGAGAACAAGCGGCCCATCTGGCTGGCTAACAGCCTCAAGCCACAGGCCCTGTGGAACCTCAAGAATCTCTATAAGGCGTGCATGGGCAACGAGTTCAACGCCGAGGGATTTGACACCGTGGACATGCACGGCTGTGAGTTCAGCGGTGTCGTGACGATCGAAGAGTACAACGGCGAGAAGCAGAACCGCGTCGAGGGACCGTACAAGTCCGTCGCCCCGTTCTGAGCGCACCGATCGCGAAATGAGTGATCTCGAGAAGAAAGTCCGACGGCTACTCGCACTCCTGCCAAGCACACCACAACAGCACCTAACTACCACAGGAGAGTTCTGGCTGGTGATTGCGTTGCTCAGTTCGGAGTGCAAGATCTTGGAAGCTAGTAGAGTATAGCCGGCCCGGCCAGCCGGAAACTCCGCGTGCGTACCGTAGTAGGGGAGTGGCAGGTATACATGCCGCAGTGATCTGAACCGTACGTGGGCTAATCAGCGGGGCATGGGAGCATGGCGAGGCTCCCGCCATTTACAGGAGGTGAGGAATGCCAAAGGTGGATATCTCCAAGATCACCGTAGGCCCGCGTATGAGAGTAGACTACGGCGACTTGGATGATCTAGCGAACAGTATGTCCCGGCTGGGCCAACTCCAGCCAATCATCCTCGACGGTGATGGCGACCTCGTCGCGGGTGAGCGCCGGTTGAAGGCGGCTATGATGCTTGGCTGGCCCGACATCGACGCGATGTTTATGAATGATCTGGATGAGATCGGTCGTAAGGAGGTCGAGCTCGAAGAGAATCTTCGGCGCAAAGAGTTCACCTGGCCGGAGGAAGTCCTCGCGCTCGAGAAGTTGTACACACTGAAGCTCGAGCGGTACGGTACTCGTACTCCCGGCACGGATGGCAGCGAGGGTTTCGGGATCAAAGACGCGGTGGAGCAGTTCGAACGCTCCGCCGGTTCCATCAGCCAGGACCTGCAGCTCGCCAAGGGCCTGCGAAAGTTTCCCAAACTTGCTTTCGAGAAGACGAAGTCCGCAGCCTTCAAGCAATGGCGCCGCCTCGTCAGTCACGAGATCAGAGAAGAGCAAGCCCGCCGCCGCAATGCAGCGATCGGTCAGCCCTCGGACGAGGACGAGTCCGCGAGCCTTGACAACATCGTGCCGCCGGCTGGTGTGAAGACGGTAGCTCCGCCACCTGTACACTCGTCTGCGCCAGTAGAGCCCCTCGTGAAAAAGGCTGGCTTCCGAGGGTACGGGCTGATGTATCGCGGTGACTCGGAGTTCGTGATCCGGCATATGGATTCCGCCATTATCGACTGCATTGTCACCGACCCGCCATACGCGCTGGCCATGTTCAAGGGGGAGGACCAAATAACGTCCGGTCGTCGGCTCGCGGAGCACCAGGGTGGGATGTACAATGATGATCCACATCTTGTCCTCGATAAATTCGACAAGGTAATGAGCGAGTGTGCTCGAGTCCTAAAACCGAACGGTCATGCTTATATATTCTTCCATCACAACTGGTATGATGAGATTCACGAGATCCTAATGCGGCATTTCGGTGAGGAACACGTTGAATCCACCCCAATTATTTGGATAAAAAATACTTCAGGAATAGGCGATCCAAACGAGCGTTGGGTCTATAGCTATGAGCCCTTTTTCTTCGTTAATAAAGGTCGTCATTTGGTGGTTCCCCAGGGCCATAATTACATCATAGCCAACACGGTACCACCGGGACAGAAAACTCATCCAACCGAGAAGCCTACCATGCTACTCAGGCAAATTATACGGGCCTCATGTGTGAAGGGTGAAGTCGTCATGGATCCCTACGCTGGGTCCGGTTCAACTCTGGTTGCAGCACTGGAGGTCGGTTGTAAGATCTATGGCATTGAGCTCGATGATGTCTACTACCAGCGCGTCGTGGATCGTCTTGCCTTGACCATCGGAACGCTCGAGCAGGGTGGAACGCTGCCGGAGGCGGCGGCTGATGACAGTAGTACCGCCTGACCCACCTACTGGCGTAGCCAAGCTGGCGATTGTTGGTGCTCGTCCGGGCCGCGAGGAGGCCAGGCTCGGGCATCCTTTCGTTGGCGGCTCGGGCTCGGAGCTTTGGAAGTTGCTGAGCCATCATGGAGTCTCGCGCACTATCTGCCTCGTCACGAACGCAGTTCTGACGTTCGATCCAGATCGAGCTCTACCTACCCCAGTTGAGATCAGAGACAACCTTCCGCGCTTACGAGCGGAACTCGAAGCGTATCCCGCTAACGTGATCCTTGCGCTAGGCAACGAAGCCCTCCAAGCTGTCTGTGGCATCCGAGGGATAGATAACTGGAGAGGATCCATACTAGAATCTACGCTGCTCCCTGGTCGTAAGGTCGTAGCGGCGTGGCATCCAGCCAACATTCTTAGAACCTACGAAAGGCGATATATCCTCGATGCTGATCTCCGCCGCGCCGTAGAGCAAGCGGCGTTTCCAGAGATCCGCAGGCCCGAACGGAACTTCATAATAGATCCCACGTTGGATCAATGCGTAGAGTTCTTGCGGGCCATAGGCCCGGAGGCCTGCGTGGATATCGAGTGTTCGCCTCACAATCACCGGCTTTGGTGCGTCGGTGTTGGCGACATGCGGAACAGCCGCGACATCATCTGCATTCCGTTCACCCGCGGTAGCATGACAGTTACCGAGCGAGTGGTAATGCTACGCGAGCTGCAACGTATGTTCGACCGGTGTGGAATCGTCGGTCAGAATATCGGATTCGATAAATGGATCCTAGAGATGTTCGGATTCCGAAATATAAGAATCACGTTCGATACTATGCTAGCTCATCATCTGCTGTGGCCGGAAGCTGGCATGAAGCTGAAGACGGACGAGGGTAAGGACAACTTTAGTGGCGGCCATGATCTAGGCTTCATTTCTAGCTGCTACACGGAGGAGCCGTATTATAAACATGAGGGGCACCTCCGCGAAAACACGCCAGAGGCGTGGTCCAAACTCTGGATCTACAACTGCAAGGACGTCGCTGTAACGATCGAGTCTGCTGTGGGCCTCCGACATGAGCTCAAAGAGTTCGGGCAGGCCGACTATTATCATACCCATACGAATCAGATGATTGATCCGGTGTGGCGTATGCAGGGCCAGGGGCTTGAGATCGACTCCGACGCTCTCAAGAACCGGAAACAACGGCTCGAGCTCGAGAATAAGGTCCTCCAAGGACGACTCAATCGAGCAGTTGGGTTCAATTGTAATGTGCGATCTACCGTTCACCTTAGGTATCTGCTCCACGATAAGCTGCATCTGCCAATCAAGAAGCGCACTAAGAAGGGCGGTGCACCAGCGACGGACGAAGATACACTCCGTACCCTCGCCTACGGTTCGCCGTATGCAGATCTCTTCAAGCTCATCCTGGATGTGCGGGAGCGACGTACTTTGCTCTCCGGCTTCATGCAATTGGAAACATCGCAAGATGGTCGCTATAGGGCAGCCTACCTGATCCATGGCACCGACTCCGGTCGGTTATCCAGCCGGGCTCCCAAGGACCTCGATGGCCGGCGTGGTCCCCAGCTCCAGAACGTACCAGTGCACTTCAGGAACGTATTTCGCGCTAGTGCGGGTTGCGGTCTCATGGGAGCAGATCTCCGCCGTGCCGAAGCGATGTTTGTGGGCTACGACTCGGCGGACGCCGGGTTGATTCATGCGTTCGAAACTCCCCATTTTGATTTGTATATCAACCTGGGCGAGCATGTACTAGGTTTGAAGTTTGCAGATCAGGATAAGGAGACGGCCAAGCTCTATCGCGATTGCTTCAAACAGGTATGCCACGCCAGTAACTATGGGATGGGACCCGACAAACTCATCACCGTCCTCCGTCTCAAAGGTATAGACATCGAGGATATCTCCGTGCGGGGTATCCATCAGCCAAAGCGCAAAGCCCTGTATTTCCTCGAGGGGTATCACGAGAGATTCCCCGCCGTCCGGGGCAGGTGGCAGGCTCGCCTGCGCGAGGAAATACGAACTAAGCGGACACTCGACGACGCCCTCGGGCGTCGTCGGTTCTTCATGGGCCGGATGGACGATGCTCTGTTCCGAATCGGATATTCGTATCGGCCACAGAGCAGTGTGGTAGGAATCACAAACCTGGCATTTCGCCGGTTGGACTCGTGGAGCTGGAAGATGGTCCTTCAGGTCCACGACTTCGTTGGGATCGAGTACCCGTTGGAACGGGAGAGGGAGTGCTACATGGCCTTGCAGGCTGCCTTCGATATCCCTTTAACCCTGAACGGTCGTACGTTCACGATTCCCGTAGACATTAAGGCAGGGCCTAATTGGCGCGATATGAAACCCGTGGAGATTGCTGCGGATGAGTTGGTTGAAGCGGTATATGGAGTTCACGCACCAACACGAGTCCCCGGCGATGTTTCATCTCTGGAGTGGATTAACGATTATCTCGGCACTACTAGGTCGTAAGTCCTATTTAGAGAAAGGATACTATCGCCTTTACCCGAACTTGTTCACGGTCCTAGTGGCCGGTTCAGCACGGTGTCGTAAATCAACTAGCATCAGTATTGTCAGTGGTACATTGCGCGATGTAACAGACATCCGCATTGTCGATGGAAAAACTTCGTCCGAGAAGTTTGTCTATAGCCACGTAATACCAGCAAATGCAGAACAGCAAACGACTCTTGTCAAGGCTGATGAGCTCTCGGTCTTCCTCACTCGGGACCAGCAGGGCGATAAGCTTATAGATACCCTCACCAAGTTCTTTGATGCCCCGCCGACGTTCACGTGGGATACGTTCAAGCATGGTAAGCTTGCCATGCGGGACATCTATGTTGTGGTCCTCGCTGCTACCACGCCGGAAACCCTTGATAAAGTGCTGCCGGATACGGCGTTCGGCGGCGGATTCGCGAGTCGTGTCCTCCTCGTCTACCAGGCCGATACTGAGAAACCTCGCCGAGATTTCCAGACTCTCTCCATGGAAGACATAAACAACCTCGAGAGTTTGAGGAAAGGGGCGAGTTATATCATGATGCATGGCGGTGAATTTACTCTCGATCCCGCTGCCCGGGAAGTCTATGATAAGTGGTATGAATCTATCACGCCACCCGAGGATAAGCGGATGGACGGCTTCGTCGGTAGAAAGCACGATCACGCGTTGCGCCTATCAATGAGTCTCTGTGCTGCCGAGATGAGTGGCCAGCGGATCGTACTCGACCAGCACATCGATGCTGCCATAAACCTCGTTGAGGGCCTCGAGAAGAATCTGCCCGGCGCACTTGATGGTGTCGGTTCGAATAATGCCAGCCGGGGCGTGATGGACATGGTGAGCCGCATACTCTCGCACCATACGCGGATGCCTCACAGCGATCTCCTGCGCAAGGTAGCACAGTACGCCAACGCCCAGGAGTTCCGTGGGGTCATCGACACACTCATCCAAGCTGGCATGGTGGTGCGTGATAAGGAGAACCACACCGTCTACGTCTGGGTCGGCCGCGGATTCCGCGAATAGGTTTTCACATTCTGAAAACTCGTGGGAGCTACCAGTATGGTCAAGATTGATTTCGAGATGATTGGGTACGACGCCGAAGGGGAGCCCCAATATGGGGTTAGGGAGATGCGGACGATGAATCGCGTCATACATACGACGAGGAAGCAAGAACTGCTGAAGGAAATCACGGATCTTGTTGGCTATACGAAGCGTATAGTTCATGTTATTCCTGCCGAGGAGGTCCAGCTAGTTGACACACAGTGGGCTGCGACCTCGCGAGTCAGGTACCGGTGCGTCAACCTCTCCACCATGGAGATGATTCCGATACCTCAACGCGAAGGCGCCAAAGTCAAGTTGAATCTGGCAATGGCGATAATCGCTTCCACTGTACAGGACGGTCGGGAGTTGCCACTCACCGTATACATTCGACCAGAGAACGTAAAGGCTGCCTGGTTGAATATGAAGCCCGATGACCTCAGTTGGGCAGACATGGTTGTCTTGTCGGCGACGAAGCATTATAAGTCCGTCCTCCGTATAGCTGAGGCCCACAACATCTGTGCTCTCGGTGAAGCCGAGTACAAGGTTTCTAAGCAACGCCTCCAAGATCGCGGGCTCCTCGATGCTAAGGGCGCGATTACAATACTGGGCTTGAATGTGGTAGGCGCTACTACGCTCTACGAGCTAGCTCAACAGCGGCCCACTCACCCCCACACCCCTCGCACATAACGCTCTCCCCAAAGGAGAACTTGTGAAGGAGTGCACCACACTCGCAGCGACGCAGTAGCGCCGACCGACTACCTAGAATATTAGAGTCCCTTGAGTCCCTTGACTGCTTGAAGTCCACGAAGGCCTCCAGTAGATTTCTTGGGCCTATAAAGGCCAGTAAAGTAAGCAAGGCTTCGTCCGGTCGTCGGCTCTTCGCGAGCGCGAGCGATATCCATACCTAGACCGGCCAGCGGGATATTAGGAGCCGCTACGTCTCGCCACACTTCCGACGCCGTGGGTGGCCGGCCCTCCATCGTGCTCTTGATATCCTTCGCTCCCGCATATATGCTACTCAGCAGCGGCGATCCGGTGTAGGCCACGTGCGATACGAACGACCACCCAAAGGTATCGGTTAGCCGTGCTTCATCGTTGATGAACTTGGCAGCGCCGGCGAAACCACCCACTATAGCAGCGTTGCCCGCTAGCCACCTGGAGAGATCTCGAGCCACCTCGTATGAAGTTCCGTTTGCGCCACGGTCGAACATGCGTGCCAGGTATCCGCCATACTGCATCGGCCATACGCCGAACCCGCCCAGGGATCTTCCAGAGCCGGTTAGCACTCTAGGCCGTTCCAACTGCGAATACATGAACTGCGTATTGTCGTTCATCATCTCCGCGCCGCGGTTCGCCGCGCCTTCGGCGTCGCCACGACTCAGCAGATCCAGAATGATGTTGGCCTCCTGCTTCGAATATCTACCGACGCCGGACTTCGTGAGAAACTTACTCATGTCGTCCCCGTACTTCTCCGCGGCCCACAAAATCTTGGCTCGCTGCCCCAAGTACACCGGGCCCCTAGATAGTAGGTCCGCACTTGCAAAGGGTGCCATGAACGTACCAACTACCTTATCCGTAAACCTGCCCGGAAGGGTCTTACCAGAGGTAGCTAGCTCGTTCATGATGGTGTCAGCAGCTATCCCAGAGCTCTCTACCAGGGACCGGCCTGCAGAGGTAGCCATCTGTCGATAGCCCTCGGCCAGCCACGAGAATCCCATAGGACCAACGGCCGTTTGCATCGGGTGTAGGAGTCGACGAATGACAGGGCCCGGTCTGCCAGCGAGAGCCGCTGCGTACTGCGTAGATACCATCCGCTGAGCTATGCCATCGCCGTCAACGGTCCAGCCAAACTTAGCTGCCATATCGGTAATAGCGCCGCCTACAGCTTTGGAGACGCGATCCGGTGTACCATCCAGAACGCCAGTGTAGTAGTTGATAGCTCGCTTTACTGATTCGGGAGCATCCAGGTTGGCCGAATATTTGTTCTTGAGGAAGCTGACTGTATCCGCCGCCTTATCCTCGAACGCGCCCATATTGGTAATCTGCTGCATCATTCGAGGCAAATCGGTAGTCTGGAGATTAACCTTGCCCTGGATCATGGCATCTTGAAACTTACCAAACTTGTCCTGGGCCAGGGTGTCCTGGTCATTGGTTAGCATGGCCGGAACGTATTCGGTGAACAGATCGTGTGCTGTCATATCGAATGGTTCCAGAGCCCGATCAGTTACCTTCGTGAGTGAATCGAGCTTTGCGCGCAGCTTAGGCTGTAGGGTTCCACCATCTGCGCCGGCGGCCATGTCCTGCATCATGGCTGTCCAGTCGCCTCGATCGGTACCCTGTAGGGCCTTGCCAGCGATCTTACTCATCTGCTTGTTAGCGACCTGGTACGCCTTGTTCGCCTGGCTCAGCTTATCGTAGTCCTGATAGACTGGGTATCCCGTCTCGTCCTCTAGACGTTGGAAGTACGTCTTGGTACGTCCCATGTATTGCATGACTCGCTGAGTCATTTTACTGGGATCACCAAACTCTCCGTTGCCCGGTATGTCATGGACAGGCTCATCGGCTTGTTGCTGCAGACCCTCCATTCCACCGTCATTCTCAAGGATCGGTTCAGTAACTTTCTCGAGGGGTGGAATATCTCCTTTGATAGGCTCAGCTTCAAAGATGCCAGGCCGGCGTTGCTCCATCCAGGTATCTATCACAGCTTGCTTCCGCTGTGATTTGGCGCTGGACATACTCAGGCCAGTATCTCGACGGACAGGCGTCTGTCCAACTTTTACATCGCCGGGCTGTGCGAATGGCGTCTCGGACGCTGTGCCAGCAGGTCCGGGTATATCTGCGGGTGGAGGATACTTGCCCTGGCGAGTAATAGGTTTGCCAAACTCGTCGACCAGCGTTGGTGCGGGAATCTCAGTAGGAACACCGTCCGGCCCGTGTGTCGGAGCGTCCGGTTTTGTCAGGATATCCATGTGCTCCTCGATTTGAGGAACACCCGCGATCTCCTTAACCGCTGCGTTGCGGCCAGCCATATACGTGGCCGTGCCGTGTATTCCACCAACCAGTGCGCCGGTAGTCAAGAACGAAATAGCGTCCTGGCCAAGACTGTTGACCCCTTGGCCCTCGGACATACTGATTGCGTTACTGCTAACAACGCCCATGGTGCCTGCTTTGGCAACCGCGGGCAGGATGGCGTCGCCCATTGGAACGCCAGCAAAAGCCGTATCAGAACCCACCTCAGCGAGAGTCCGCAGAGGATTGTACACCTTGCGCTCGCCGGCTTTAAGCTCCGCTCGCTGAGCGATGATATCACCCACGGCACCACCGGCAGCAGCTCCTGCCATCACACCTGCTGGACCACCGAGCAGACCGACTGCCCCACCGATGAGTGGTCCAGCGGTCCTGGCGATAGTTGGCGTCCACCCGGAGCCTTTCTTCTTTTCAGGCTCCGGTGTAGTTGTCGCCGTGTCGGCCTCGCCGCCACCACTACCGGTAGTCGGAGTAGTGGTTGTGGTCGTGCTGGTAGTGGGCGTGCTGGTGGTTGATTGGGACTTCAACTGTGCCTGGGCAGCATCATGCACGTGGTTGATGGCATCTTGACTGGGGTGATCCCCCATGTCAACGTTGGTGCCGTCTGGCATCTTAACGATCATCACTGCCTCGGGTTCTGCTTAGCCCATTCGTCGTAGGTCATAGTGTTACCACTAGTCGTGGGAGTATTGGCTGCCCCAGCGGGTGTCGGGATCGTTGTGGATACCCCATGGATATGGTCGACGCTAGGCTGTTGCGCCGAAGGCTGGGAATCCACTGCCGTTAGACCAAGTGCGGATGTACCCCAATCGTACAACCTACTATACCAAGCAGGACCCCCGGCAGCGGTGGTTAAGGCTTGGATATCGGCGTCCGAGTAGCCATACTGCTTAAGGAGCTTAGGAAACTGATCGTTCACCAGTTTTGTTGTGTTGGCTTCCTGCGACGTACCCTTGGTAAGTCGAGCTAGATCCATCAGTTGTTTGGTCTGCTTATCCAGTAGAGTAACAGGCCCGTTGGCCGTTAGCTGCTTCATTCTTACATCCAGGGATGCAATACGAGCCTTATTGGCGGCGATCGTAGAGTTTCGTGCATCGATCGAGGAGTTTGTATTTATCGTCTTGTTGATAGTATCAGCATCCTTGTGAGATAGGAAGTTAGGAATCTGCTCCCCAGGATGCTTTGTGTACCACTGGGGCTCCGTTACCATCGTGTTGTCGTGGGGATCCAACACGAACGGCGATGGGGCCTTATCAGCCGCGCCCTTGGCATCCGCACCGATGTGAGCCGCCTCGATTCGGGATCGCGATTCAATCAATGCCTTGTCGATGTTGGTAGAGTTGGTTGCCTGATTCCGTGCGTTCTCGGCAGCATCTCTCTCACGATCGCCAGCGACCTTGACCTTTTGCAGCTCCATGTCGTTGGCCATCTTACCAGGATCAGTTTCCTTTTCTCTTAGCCCCATGAGAATGCGTTGGGCATTGGGATCGTTCTGAAGCATGTTCAGTGTCATTCTCTTGATAACAGTATCGGTATCAGGCGTGACCTGAACGTTGCCCTGACTGTCAGTTGGCAGTGACACACCTAGAATACCTGGTAGTTTGTTCTTCGCATCCTGAGGTAACTTGTCCATCCCTCCCGAAAGGGTGCCGGCCATCGTCATGGATGCCAGATCTTGCTTCTGCTTCTGTGACTTAAGATCCTCGTACTGTGTTACGATGTCCATGATGTTCTTGCCGACGCTGCCTAGAGATTCCTGCAGCATCTTGCCACGCATCTGAGCAGCCTCAGCGCGCTCGAGCTGAGTTTTCGCTGGATCGAGGACAATGGTTTCGGGGGTGCCGGCCATAGCTCACCTCACTTCTGAGTAACCACTGATCCGGGCGGCGTGAATGTCGCGGACCAGTTCAACATCTTGTCCATCATCTCCGGCGGACTGGTACCTAACAGGTAATTTTGCCAAGCGGTTTGCGCCCCAGCCTGCGCTATATTACCACGGCTAGCACCCACACCCTGCAGGACCTGTAAGGTTCCACCAAGCTCCTGCATACGCTGCTGGTTCAGGTTAGTCATGGCGGTGATACCCTGTGCCGACAGATCCTGCAAACCTTGCCGGCGCATAGTATTCTGAGCAGTCGTGAGGTCGCTTGAATATCTGGCGCCTCTAGAACCGTATGCTTCCGACAAGTCGGCCGTCTGCTTCTCCAGTTCGCGATTCATCAGATCCTTGTACGTGTTGAATTGATCTTCGTACGAGGGTAGCGGCATAGCGCCTAGCCGCGACAGGTTCTGGCTAGCAAAATCTCCAGCCTGCGTCAGCTCCTTTGGCATCGGTAGTTCATAGTTAGATACGAACTTCTGATACCAATTCGGATCTGCTGCCGCTGCTGGAGGTGGTGCTGGAGCTACAGGCGCAGCCGGAGCACCTGGCGCCGCAGGTCGCACCGGGTTGATGCCATACCGTTGAGTCATGGCAGCCCAGTTCTGACCCTGTTTAGATTGTGCCCGGTTACCCTCCAGGGTACCCAACTGTTTGGTGATGTTGGGATGCGCCGCCATATACTGGCTAAACGCATCCTGGCCACCCGAGATGGCACTCGTGAAGGCTCCCTGGCCCCTCTTATTCAGACCTAGACCGAGGCCCAGGCCACCACCAGCTCTAGGCATGTTACTGCGGGAACGGCGTTGTTCCGCCGCCAGCCTTCAGTTGCTGCTGAACCTTGGTTAGCTTGGTGCCAACATTGGCCAGCTTGTTAGCGATCAACGCGGAGCCGGCTACTCCGGCGGTCTGCCCGCGACTCTGCAGCATCTGCTGTCGGTACGACAACTTGCCGAACTGAGCCAGCGGCCCAGTTGCACCTTGACGAGCCCGCTGCTGACCAAGGAACATCTGCTGCGCCGGAGTCAACTGGCTCTGACTCTTATTGACGAACGGCTCGGACAGGCCGGTGCGCGGATCCACGATACGAAGGTCCGCAGCCTCTTCAGGAGTGAAGCCAGGATCGGTGATTGGGTACTTAGCAGTACCACCAGATGCGGCAAACTCCTGCAAGCTGGGCCGGGTCGCTGTTGCGTTCTCGGCCAGCAGCCGCGCACTATATGACTGCAGGCCTTTCGTGGGAGCGAAGCCCTTCAACTGCTTCTCCGTGAAGCCACCAGATCCACCGCTACTGCCACCACCCATAGCTCCCATCGACTGAGCTACTCCGATGCCGGCGGTAGCCACGGTGGCTACGGTACCGACAACCGCTGCTGTTGTTGCGGCGCACATACGATCCTCCTATATATCGAAGAAGGCTACAAACACCATGCGACCTTCGGTCGGGTTATTGCCGAACCCGTTGACGGGCTTAGATGCATGAAAGAATGCTGTGGGCATAATGATTGTTCGGTTCCATGCCATACGAGCCATCCCTGTAACCGTCCAGAACTCGAGCATATTACAATCGCGCTCCCACACATCTATCTCATCTTGCGTGGTTGGTGTGGTTTCCATGCCAGTCTCGGCGTGTCTAAGGATCCAGGTTCCTGATCCCTCGGGGAACTGCTCAGGTGGATTCAAGTAGACCGTACAGACGTGCCGAGCATAAGCGTAATCTAGATGGACGATGCGCCGATCAGCCTCGACCTGACGTTCTGTAGTAAGGCGGAGGAAAGCCAGCTTAATGCTTGCGGGGGATCGAAGCAAGTAAGATAGCTTAACCTCCGCCTCATTCCTAAATACCCAAGCTGGATCCTTGCACACCCCTTTATATGTCATGCCGTCTACGGGAGATATCTCCTCCCGGAAGCCTTTATTCAGAGCCCAGTTGCGTAGTTCCCAAGGCTCCTCGAAGAAGTCATCTACCACTATGTGATGTAGGTTCATTTTATATAATGGCTTTCTAGTAAGGAGAATCCTTTGCGCTCGAGGATCCTCTGCCATAAATCAACACGGCCAGCATGGATGTGACCAACCATGACTCGCTTTGCACCCCGAAAGCGAGCAACCTTATCAAATTCCTCAAGGAGCCGGAGACCGTGACCGCGGGCAGCCGATGTAACGAACCAAAATTGCTCGACAGCGATGAGTTCATGATCATTCAGATCCCGGCTGATCGTCCCTCCGATCGCTCCCATCAGCTGCTGATTCCTCATCAACCCGATTATCAGAGCGGAGCCGATCCGGAGCAAGTTCTTCCACGATTCGATCCATAGTTCCGGTACAAACCTCCCGGGCATCCCCATCTCGCTCCAAAACTCCAGGCCCATTGGAGCCAGTATCTTCAGCTGTTCGTGCTTGGTAACGCCACAAGTCTTCCACAAGAAGTCCGAAGAGATCGCAGTCTTCGAATGATCCATTCTTCGAGCGGTAAGCTCGTCGTATGACTCCTTCATGACGGAACCCCAATCGACGTGATAGTTTTGCTACGACCTCCCGAGTGCGCGGCACGAGCATAGAAATGCGTACCAACCCGGCGATCTTGAACATTTCGGTTAACACTTCGTGTATCGAGGACTCGCGCCCGCGCAGGGTGCGATCGAACATGATGATGCCCAACCAGGCATCCATGTCGGGAGACACTCGCTCCGCAAACACAAGTCCAACGATCCCCTCGCCCTCGAGCACGACGAAAAACAGGGCGTCCCGTTGCATCAACCACCGTCCAAAGGATTCGATGGTTCCCCATTGAGGATGCCACGCGAGAGGCACCTGCTGACACTGTAACCATAGCTCACGAAGAAAGGCTTCGTTCGGGACTACTAGTGGCTTCCACGTCATCTTTGATCTCCGCAGTACCATTGGTCTGCAGTTCGGCGATGATCTCGTCCAGCACCATCAGCGCGCCTCGAGTCTGCTCTGCTACTACCATAGCCTGGCGGTGCTGCTCGAAGAGTGCTTTGCGACGCTCAGTCAACTGTCCTATATTCATGAGAATGCCCAAACCGATAGTTGTCCGTTATTAACTGATGACCCGCCACTGTCAGACAGTGCAACCGCTCCTTGATCGCAATACACGTCGAAGCTATACGTGTGATTGCCATTATAGCCGGCAGCCCAGTCCCAACACATCCATGGCGGTACCGCGCTGTTCCCGATACCCTTGTACATAATCTGCCCTACGTTGTTGCCGTCTCGAAGAATTCTGAGCCAGACATTGCCGGTGCCAACGTACACCAATCCAGCGCCGTGATGTAGAAGAACCACCTCGTTCTGATAAACATAGAGATTACCGACTACCACTAGCGTAGTCCAACCACCCGCGCTGGCCGCCCAGCTACCGGCCACACCCGAGGCCCAAATTGTCCTAACTGTTGCGTTGACACTCAGATTCCCCGCACCCACCACCATTGACGCTATAGACGGGTTCGGATACGACCCCGACAGGGATCCACCAGCTGCGCCGCTGGGTGGCATGGAAGTTGGTTTGCCGGTTATCTTACCCCAAGCAACATCGTTGACCTTGGCATCCGTGATCTTTAGCGGGCCGACAGTTGGGTTAGGATACGTTCCAGTTAGATCTCCACCGGCCGTACCTAACGGTGGGAACCCTGCTGGCGCGCCAGTCACTTTACTCCAAGCTACGTCGCTGATCTCCGCGTTGCCTACGGCTAGCGGACCGACAAGAGGATTAGGGTACGTGCCAGTCAAGTCGCCACCAGCGGTAGTTGAACCCATGTTACTGCCCGTGGTTTTCCAAACGGCCCCGTCCCAAGTGTATACGTTACCACTCGGGGCGTTCCACGATTGCCCATTGATGGGGTTGTTCGGAAAGTCTAGGGCAGCCATTATGGCTTCGCTAGATTATGATCCCGTAACCATTGATCTCGGCAGGCCGCCTTCTCGAAGATGTAGTCCGGCATAGTCTCCTGAAGGGTAGTACCACCAGGAGGATAGGGCATGTTGGGATCCTCGAATAGTAGGTTAATCCTCACAACGGACCAGCCCGCCATGGTAGTATCGGTCTTGCCACAATTGTCACACTGGTAGGTAATCATGGCGCACTCCTTCTAGCCGAACTCGTAGACCTGGATGGTCGAGGAGGTGTAGGACCCCGTCCGGTAAATCTGCGAGGTCGTTGGGACTCGCACATACACGTCGTAGGTGTAGGTGCCCGCCGCTGGCTTGTCGAGAATCGGGAACAAGCCACCGACCCCGAAGCCGTGGTTGAACGAGCCCGACGGAATCTCGTACTCCGTGACCCAGTCGGTAATATTGGTGCCGCTCCGCTGGACCTCGATCGCGAGGAACTGGATGCCCGTGTTGATCGGATAGAAGCGTCCGTCCAAGTTGACGCAGACGAGGACCAAGCCGCCGGAGGTCGTGATCGAGGCGGACCCGAGGATACGCGTCAGGGCGGTGGTGGAGATATTCGACGAGGCGGCGTAGCGGAAACTCGTGCCGGCGCTCGCCCGATACGTGATGCCCGCCGGGAATAGCTTGCCGGTGATTGTCAGGTTGCCCGCGTTGTCGAGCGTGAGCAGGTTCGCCTGCGCCGCGCCTGCTGGTTTCCGCGACACCTGCAACGTGTCGTTGTCGTGGCGGAGCATCAGGCCCCACGACTGCTTGGTCACATCGTCCTGCGTGCCCGTCGCCAAATCCCAGTTGGTGGAGAGCCCGAGGAACGGTGCAGCGGCATTGAGGGTCTGCACGCGCATCTTGGGCGTATTCGAGCCGAGGATAACATACGCATTACCCGCACCCGCCGCGCCCCCCGGCACGCTCACCGTCTTCGTCGCATCGGTCGGCGCGAGGGTCGCACCCGATGGCGTCCACGGTAGCTTTGTCGGATTGATTGTCGGGCTGGGGTAGGTACCCTGTAGATCTCCACCGGCTGCCCCCGAGGGTGGCAGCGATGTTGGTATACCGGTGACCTTCGTATAATCAACACCGGGATTCGGATACGTACCCGTTAGTGCCCCACCAGCGGTACCACTAGGTGGGCCACCAGGTGGCAGAGACCAAATAGTGTCGTAGTCCGTGGCCGTGTTCTTCATCAACACGGTACCCGCTGCTCCGCCGGCTGCCACACCAGGACCCGCTGGTCCTTGTGGGCCAGTTGAACCCGTAGGACCAGTATTACCTATTGGTCCTTGTGCGCCCGTGGCGCCAGTTGCCCCGGTATCACCTTTAGGTCCCTGCGACCCTGTAGCCCCCGTCGGACCTGTAGGACCCGCTGGACCTTGAGGCCCAGTCGGGCCCGGCTGTCCAAGGGCGATAATACCAAAGAAAACGACGTCGTTGTTGGTGAGAGTACCACCGCTGTCGACGTAGGAGACGGGGATCTGCGTATAGTTGCCTTGGTTGATCGGCGCGCCGGTGACCAGGAATTTGATGAAGTTCGTCGAGACGGTCTGCTCCTGAATGTAGACATCCGAGCCCGAGGTGACAGTATTTAAAACGAGCGTCGCATCGTTCCCTGGGCGTGTCGTATTGGATACATACAATTGCGTGATCGCCGAGCCCGTCAAAGAGTTGGCTTCGATGTTCCCGCTTGAGATGGGTGGCGCGGTCGA